ATAAAAAATATTATGGAAAAGATGGAATTAAGTGAGGCGTTGAAAGCCAATGCCTCAGTACTGGAAGGACTGTTAGGAGTTAGCAGTAGTACTATATTTAAAGGAAAAGGGTATATCCAATTAAAAACTGAAGACGATATTGATAAAGTGTATGAGCCTGGAGTATATGCAATAAAAGGCACTTCATACAATGATCAAACGCTTCTTGTCTTCAGTCATAATCTGGGACAGTCAACAGTACAATTTAGAACTAATAACTATGGTGGTTTTTTAGTGTTTAGAATAAAATGGTGGAATGGTGGTTGGGGAACCTGGAAGACGGTTTCTTTGACATAAAATTTATCTGTTTGCACTTCTGGAAGGACTTCTTCCACTTGCAACAAATGAAACAAAAGGATTAGCATCCATGAATATGTGTATAGCATACGTTGGCGAAGGGCCTGTTATTTGCATTAAGCCTACGAAATTAAAACAATATTATTATACTCTACTAACGGTGACAGTATACGAAAATGGATATTTTAAAAAAATCGACTTAGCAGTATATTACCCGGTAAAGAAAGGAGGGCATAAATGCTCTATGTCTGGAAACGGCAACATGTTTGTTAAAGAGGATTCTGATTACAATTTATACATACATAACAAAACTTTAAATAACATAAATTATTGCGTATCAATTATAGGAGCTAGCAAATATATAAATATTCCTTCAATTACGGTAGAAGCACATCCTGCAAGCGTTTTGAATGGTTTAACTTTGACTGATGTAGCAACTATGTAACAAATTATAACATTGTGATCATAAATTTATGCTCTGGAAGAACTGATGCCGATTGCTAATTTAGGAAGTAAAGGGCTCTTGAGAAAAGGCGTTCTTTCTCCTATATTGGTTTGCAATAAAGACTCCGTTCAAGAAGTATGTGTCGTTCGCCTAGCGAGTTCATCTAACGCCTATATCGGTATGATATTGTATGTATATTGGGGTGGTTCTACAGGTCTGTTCTTTATTAATAGTAAGACTGGTAACTCCTATATCATAAGGAAAGTCAACGGTAGTATGATTTCTGAAATAGAGTTCAAACGAAAAAATGATCATCTCTTCGTTCGGAGCAAGACAAACACAGCTTCATTTCGTGTAAGTGCTTTGTTTTTGGATACTACTGGGGTTGACCTGTCTTTATCCATGAATATAGTTGATGAGAATCTGGATGATGCTGAAGATATAGAAATACTATAATTCTTTGGTAACATGAGGAGCGGACGGGTGTGGACCGGCACCCATCCGTTTTATCTCATTAAAATATGACTTATTTTTAATACTATGTTGTTTGTATTTGTTTCCAATCAGTCCAAGTTCCATTATTACATATTCGAATAAAAAATCTGCTCTGAAAATCTACAAAAGTTTGCTTGATGGTGACCTCATTAATAGCAATCGTTTCCAAGAATCCATAATTACTTGATGTATTGGGTTTATTATCCAATGATTGGGTTTTATCGACAAACATATATCCAGTATTATTAGCTTCATTAAAATCAGTAATTTCACCAAATCTCCTTTTGTACCACGTATCATTTATCCCTAACAGTCCTTCCAGCTCTCAAATATTGCTAAATTCTTGTCAAGATATAGGAATTTCGATTGCGTCGGATGGTAAATCTAGATTGTTTTCATGGCTTAGTTTGAGCGACCCATTCATGCCAATGCACAATGTACTGATATACACGTATGCTGATGATTTTACATAAACAATGGTTTTGTTCTCTTTTTTTTGATAATAAACATTAGTTAAATAGATTCCTCTTTTTATCGAATTAACGGATAGATCATCGCTATATCCTGTTAATAAAACAACAGACGGAGATGAATTTTCATGGTTCTTAAATACTGAAATAAGCATTGATATTCCTGTTAAACGATTTCTAAATTCGGCAATTTTACAATACTTCTGCTGGTCTTTTTGATATGAAGTGGTCATTCTTTGAATTGATGGCATCAATCCATCTTTTTCACTCGTAGCAACACCAATCAGTTCTTCCAGTACTGAGGCATTGGCTTTCAACGCCTCACTTAATTCCATCTTTTCCAT